AATTAATTAATATAGTTTTTAAAAAATATCTACTATTAATATAATGTGGGGCGGTGCAGAGATCGGGGCATTAGTAATAACATGTGGTTCAGTAGTTACTGCTTTAATAGCACAAATACAATTAAGTAGATGTAAAAAAATTAGCTGTTGTTTTGGCCTTTGGAATTGTGATCGCGAAGTCCCTGATGTAGAACCTGCAACAGAACTTACACCTACAACAGAAAATACAGAGCAAGAGCTATAGTTTTTAATTTCCATCTCCAGCTAATCCAGCTAATCCAGCTAATAATATATATCGGGCTCATATATATTATTATCATATTATTTACCTACCATTCTCATGGCTCTATTGTGTGCTTGTGTAAATGATTTACCGGCTTTCATATCTTTTCTCATCATCGCCATGTGTTTCTTTGTGTGATGTGCACTGTGTTTTTTAAGCTTATTTTTTTGGGCAGTAGTTAATGCTTTTGTTTTCGGGGGCATTTATATATAATTAGATTATTTTCTTTTCTCCCATAAGTCCCGGTCTGCTTTACGTGCACCACCTCCGCCTAAAAATGAATATATCCTAGCCATCGCCCATTGCTCTTTACCCATTTTAGCTGAACGGGGTGCTGATGGTGCTTTTTTACCGCTTTTTAATCTTACTGACTGTGGATTAGTTTTCCACGCGCCAACACCCCTATTGTATACCTTTTGTAGTATGCTTTTCTTAAATCCCGTGATTCTAGCTAAATCAGATATGCTATGGCTTTTCGTCGCTGGAAAATTGTGTTTCTTGTTGAATTTCTGTTTCCACGTCATTCCCTTTGGTGTCATATACAATAGCTTGATATTTAAATGAATTCCCACAAGGTACTTTTTTAAATACTGGAAGTGCTGGGCTTAATTTTTTACACACTATATCACAGTTTTGCACTATCTCGGGGTGATTGATAATTCTGCTTAATTTACTCCGATTTATATTTAATACTTTTTGTAGCTCGGTTTGTGATTTAAATAGTTTAACATCGCCATTTGGAAGAAGTAGTGAATATTTATAAAATAAGATGTTATGCGCTCCGGCTGTCCTACCTTTGGGCATTTTTGGTATATTATTATAATCATTTTTTAAATCAATTTTTAGAATAATAAATTAGCCGGATACAACCACATTACCGCCCTTAATAGACATCTGGCGCTCAACAATAGAGAAGTAAGTGATAGTCCGTCCGCCCTGATCGGTGCTCTGATGAGTCACATTTGATATAATTCTAATAGGTGTCTGTCCAACCATAACACCCTGTCCTATACCTCCATCAATAGTAAAATCACAGCCAACATAATGAAGATTACCCTGCATATCGCGAAGAGATAATGCACCAGCACCAAGAGCATCAGCGAGAAGTCCGTCAGCGTTAAAATAATTATTGTTTACGGCTGCTCTCACGTTGTTTGCTTTGTCTACTAGTGAATTAAATGAATATTGTCCTGAACCAACATTAATATCAGTTCCGAATACTTGAGATAATTGGTGGGCTTTCATTGTTTCGCTGTCTATATCAATTGGATAGACTTGTTTGTCATTTACCCTAATATTATACCGAAGGGGCACAGTGTAGGCTTTTGAACCATATCTGCCTAATGGTCCTGAACCAACATCATCGCCAGCATCGTGATAAAATGCTAATATACTTTGTACTTTCATTCCAGCAAGACCTAAATCATGGATTTCCTGCACCTCACTTACAGCGCCGGCAGCCGTCGCTTGTGGAGCAAAACTAGTATTGGTAGTAACTACATCTAGATATGGAATGACTAATCCGCTGTCGCTCATAACCATCTCGGCTAGTCTATTCATTCTCTCATCGGTATAAGTTAAATAATCTGCTAAAAATACAGCATCATTAATATTAACTTTTGCACTCTGTTGGGCGAGTGGAACGGTGGGATTGAATGCTACAACAACGCCGTTCTGGTTGTTGTCAACCTGTTTGTTAAATGTGATTTCAATAGAACATGGCTCATTAATTAAATATAGGGGAAGAGATACATTCCTCATGGCGGGGAATAACTGACTTAATTTAATGTAGTATTGATTGTTGTCTGCACCCGAAGTAGTGAGAGCAAATTGGGGTAAGGGATTGAGAACAGTTGCAGCACCGGGCACAACATCGCGGAGAGAATATTCACCTCCATTACCAGCACCAGTATTATCACGCTCGGGACAGATACTATCCATTGTTCCAACTCTAACCATATCTTTTTGTGATTTTTCCTCCTGTGTTTGGAATTGACGCCTTATTGTTGCATATTCGGGATAAGAGTCAGTGACGGCAACAACTTTAGACCCAATTCTTAAAACAGCCTGTTTAACAAGAGCGTGTATACCAGTTGCGATAGGGAGAACGCCATTGGTAGAGCCGGCATCAACAGATAGAGCAATGCAAGAGCCGGGATCAAGTATACCCTTTTTCATTAAAACAAATCTCATAAATGTATCTGTTCTAACGATCGGATTTAAAATATTTGTGTCAATCTCCATTGTATCAACGGACGCCATCGGTTTCACGGATAATGCTTCGGGGATACTCATTTAAATTATATTGAGATAATATTTTTCCAGTTAATTCTGAACCATAATGCCTTGTGGAGAATACATGAGAGAATTCTGGGCTAAAACATAAGTATAAATTGAATTGGGTGAGTTTCCGTCTAAATCACTGACAATCCTCACAGAATAGGGGACATTCCTATAATCAACACCAACATTAGAGAGTGGGTCAAGTCGGACACCAACTCCGAAAACGGGCTCGGGGTCGGGGAGTGTATCAGTGTCTTCGGGAGCACTATTAGGCTCAAAAGAATTAGGTAGGGGTGGCTCTTGAGTAACTTGAGTGCTAATTTTATTACTAGTAAATGGGCTGACTAGTGTGTGAGTGATTGACTGATATGGCTTAATACTATCCATAAATTTAGTGTCTAATTCTGTCTGTGGGCGATTTTCAGTGCCTTGCTCCTTAACAAATAGATCATAATCAAGTGGGAATTTTTGTCCTCCACGTAAAAATGTAACTCGCCTTATATTAGCTGTCGCTCCACCGCTATTTTCAAGTCGGCCTGTGCTAAATCCATCATGATTATAATTATTAATATTAGAAGTGGGAATAAAATTATGATGAATGGCTAATGTCCTAGAAGTGCCTAAATTAAGGGACTGTGTCTGATCGCTAGAATTTAAGACACCATAAATCTGTGAGACAGAATTGTAGTTAATCTGTCCAGTGGCGGGCACAGACAGCCGCGCCATACCCTCCTCATCAGGGACAAGAAGATCATAAGACAGAGATAAATTTTTAAGCTGGTAAAATGCACCATTACCAATACCAGTAGCTAAAACAGAATTGCGTCTAACATTATTCTGTGCATCAAGATCATAATAGGCATAACCGGATAGAGCATTGGAATCGGGTGAGAGTTGAAGTTCAATAGTAAGTCCGCGAAGTCCGTTCTGTCCTAATGGAAGGCGCTGGCCGGAAGATAGAAGGCCAGTCCTTAATGGAATAGAAAATTCTAGCTCGTTGTTCTGCTGACGTGCGCCATTAAAACTTTTAGAAGCAGAAGCGGGATTACCAATCTGAAGATTAGTGTCATAATCATCTTGAGAATGTATAACAGGCATAGTGGAAGCAAGAAAACGCCCATAATTCCTAATAACCTCTAATGTTCTGTTATTTTCTGGGCTGGATAGAGTGATCTGATTAATAGCAGCCGCTAAACCAATGCGGCTGTTTAGAGCGATGCCTGCGGTGGCGCTGGCGGTTTGGGTGTTATTTGTAGGCAGAACACCGGCACTATTATTAACACGGAGAACACCATTGAGCCGAAGAGAATTTGTATCAAGTAGCTTATTCTGTGCTGCAATGTTGAAGGTACAAATGGGGAAGCCGTCCTTGAATGAATAGGTATTGTTGCTTGGCTGATTCACGGGGAAAATTTGAGCTCGCTCCTTATTCGCTATGTTCATTTAAATTATATTGAGATAATATTTTTCATTAAAATGCAGATACTTTGCCCCGAACAACTGTCATACGGCGGAGATGACAAATATAATGGTTAAATATTTTTTGTTGAGTAGCATTCTGATATAGAACTCTCAATGATAGAGAACGGTCATTAAGATCAGTGACTTGATTATAACGGCTAAATCCTCTTGCAATTAAAAACCTATCCTCAACATTCTGTAAATCTCTCACTGCATATCCACAATTGACTAATGCCTTTTCAGTTTCTAATAAATGAAGAGCCTCCGTTCGGGCGGGGAGTAGATTGTATCTATTTAATTCAATAGGTCTATCAGGGATAAGATTACCGCCTAAAACATATTGATAATTCTGTGCGCCATCAACCACGCCGGTTAGAGAGTCTGCGCTAATCTCTGTGTATACGTCCTGTGGAAGTGGGACAGATAGACATG